GATACTCAGACTTCCCCTGAGGTTGGCGGCGCGGTATTTTTGAAGCTGTTATATCGTGGTGGCGCTGCGTCGATTACAGACACAGTGGCGGCGGCTTCAACTAATTCGACTACTACTCTTGATTTAGTTACGGGTGGTTTGACACCAGCAGCTCATGTTGGTACTCAGGTGTATTCGGTGGAGTTAGACGAGTTTACTACTATTACGGCCAACACAGCTTCACAGATTACTGTAAGCCCAGCGTTTTCTGCAATCCCTTCTGATGCTTCGGCTATTCATATTATGACTGTAACCGAGTCTGAAGGTGTTATTAATGGTTCGGCTGGTTCGGCTACTTCGTTGACTACCACTATTACTGGAGTAGCTGGGGATAACCTGAATCTCACTTTTAATGCTGGTGAGACTCTTGCTGAGTTAGTGGCTCGCATTAATGCGAATACTAATTATCTGGCAACTATTCCCGCGGGTATTAATGGTGCGCTTACTGTTGTGGAGGACTTTGATTTTGGGCCTAACACAACTCTAAATTTAAATAATTCTCCTACTTTAACTTCGGAAGGTTTTAGGCAGGACAATGTTGCATTAATTAACTACTTTAATACTCAATCAGAGTATGTGTCGGCAGTGCGCTCGACTGGTGGTTCATTAGATGGTTGTTGCCCACCAAATGCTACTGCAGAGGCTTATTACTTCTCTGGTGGAACTCGCGGTATTTCTACTAATACTGATTTCCAAAATGGGTTTGATGCGTTGCTGTTAGTTAGAGCAAATTCTGTTGTGCCTCTTATTGACCAAGATTTGAATAATGAAGGATTTAGCAGCACTGCCACTTGGTCTTCTGTTGCAGCTCAATTAGGTGCACATGTTGTCGCAGCTAGAGGCGCTTCAACTTCTGAGCGAGGTGGCTTCATTGGGTTCCGAGGAACGAAGACTGCAATTATTGATGCTGCGAATAGCCTGAATGATGCAGATGTTCAGCTGGTTTGTCAGAATCCGACGGCTCTTAATTCCGCGGGCACTCTTCAAGAGTTTGGTCCTCGATTACTGGCTGTTATTGGTGCGGGTATGCGAGCCGGTGTTGTGGAAGTTGGTGAGCCTCTTACTCACAAGTTCTTACGTGTTAGCGGCTTGACTCAGGATTCGTCTTGGGACCCGACTGACACAACTGATGCTGCTGAGTTAATCCTGAATGGTGTATTGTTTGCTGAGGCCATTGATGGATTGGGCGTTCGTTGGGTTCGAGATCTGACTACATATGTTCAGGATGATAACTTGGCGTATTCGGAAGGCTCGGTTCGAGATGCTGTTCGGTTTACAGCTTTTGGGTTGCGTGAGACTATTGTTAATAGGTTCACGGGTAAGAAAGCAACACCAGCTACGGCGGCCAATATTAAGGATGTGGCTTCTTCGTATCTAGAGTTGCTACGCGGAGATAATATAATTGTGGATTCTACGGACCCAGCAACTGGGTCTACTGTTAGGGCTTACCATAATCTTAAGGTGGTCCTTAGTGGAGATGTTCTCAAACTTAACGTAGGGATATTCCCTGTTCCTGGAATTAACTTCACACTTCAGGAGATATTCCTTCAGCTGCCAACACAGGCTGCTTAATTAACACGAGAGAGATATAGGAGTTTAAATAATGCCTACTTTGCCTAATTTGACTACAGATTTTCTGACGAGAGTTAAGAATGATTTGTCGGTAGGCTCCGACCTGGCTACACCAGGTTCAGGCGATATCCGGGGTGCGGCTGCGAATTATGTACGTGCTCAGGATATGGCTACTGTGTTGGAGCTGCTGGCGGATTCTCTTAGCAAAACTATTGCCACGGCGACACTAACTTTTTCCACCAATGCGGCTAACGCTGAAACCGTTACCATTGGGGGTGTAGTGTATACCTGGGCTACTTCGCCATCGGCTGCTTATGAAGTTGATGTGGGGGGTACTGCTGCTGCTTCTGTTACTAACTTGGTGGACGCAATTAACGGCACGGGTACTCCAGGCACAACGTATGGTGAGGGTACAGAGCCTCACCCGGTTGTGACTGCGGTGGATGGTGCTGGTGACACAGTGGTTGTGTCTGCTACTCATGCGCCTGGTACAGCTGGGAATATTACCACTGGTGAAACTATGGGTGGTGGCTCTTGGGATGGCAATCTAACTGGTGGTTCGGATGGTCTTCCTTTAACTGCGACAGGTGGTTCAACGACTACTTTTGTGGATGGGGCCTCTACATTTGTGGCTGGTGCTCATGAAGGATGGACGTTTACATTTGATGCGGCGACTACAACTGCAGATCTTCGTGGTGTGAGTGCGGTAGTTGCTTCTAATACTACAACTACTTTGACTTTCACTTCTACTTTGCCAGCGGCAGTGGTTTCGGGTGATGATGGTGTGTTAGTCAATACGGCTCTTGATGGACATGTTTTGGAGCTTCGTCAGGGTCGTACAAATCGTGCGGATGCCCCACCGGCTAATGTGTATGGTACCAATCGTCAGATGACTGATGCTCTGATTATTCTTCTGAACCAAATGGGCGGAACATTATCGGAGCGTACTCTTAGTCGTCCAGGTTTACAGACAGGTACTGGTTCTACTACTACACGAGTAGTTTTGGCTACTGCGGACATTCCATTTAGGATTGATGAATTCAAGAATGCCAAGGTGGCTGTTAGTGGTGAGACTCCTCGTTTTGCAATTAGTAATGATGAGTCTTCGGTTCTTTTAAATGCGGCATTGTCTAGCGCGCCTTCGTCTGGTACGGCAGTTACGATTACTGTTCCAGCGGATACAGCGAATAGTAACTTTGTTAAGACGGTGACGCACCCAGGCGGGCAGCCAGGGGAAAATGCATACTTGTCTGATTTGGTTCAGCAAGTCCAAGATGCGGTTGAAGCATTTACGTTGCCCACGTAATTTTTAGGAAGGGGAAGGTTGCTGTTGTCCCCTCCGGTAATCTTCCCCTACCTAATTTTTCTTTTTTGTTGTATAATTAGATATTTAGGAGAGTCATATGGCTTCTAAAACATTTTCTGGTGCTAGGGCAGTTTTCTTCATCGATAGTGGTGGGGGTCCTGTACCTGTTGCTTTTGCGGGCGGCGTCAGTGGCGAAGAGTTAATTGATTACGAGCCTATCGATGTATTAGGTTTGCTTGAGGTGCGTGAACACGTGCCGGTTGCTTATCGCACTAGTATCAATGCTCAGATTTTTAGGGTTGTGAATGATTCGTTGAAAGCTCAGGGTATTATGCCCGTGCAAGACGAGATTATTACGTCTGGTGATTTAGAAGCCTTAGTTCGTGATGAAGGTAAGGCTCGATTAGGCGGAACTACAACTGGTCTTACCAATGAAACAATTCAACTGTTTCAAGGCGTGCGGTGTTCTGGTCATAGTTTTGATATTACAGCACGTGGTGTTGTGCAGGAGAACGTGACGTTTGTAGCGATTAGGACAGTAGATGAGCTTGAGAATCCTATCTAACTAATAATTTACAATAAGAGGGGTTTATGAAAAAACAGCATATTTTTGAGATCAATTATAGGTCAGAAGTTGATGACACCACTTATAGTGGAACTTTTACGGCTAAGAAGTTATCAGTTCGAGATCAATCTAAACTTAATGTAAGAAAGGCTCAGTTGAATGGTGGACTTTACCACATGCCCGACAATCCTGGATGTGGTATTGATGAATACACAGACGAGTTTAATCAAATTTTGGCTCACCTGGAAGTGGCTATTATCAACGCTCCCCAGTGGTGGGATTTGGATCAGATAGGGGATAGCGGTGTTATTGTCGAGGTCTTTAAGGAGGTGGCCACTTTCGAAAATAGCTTTCTTACACGAGGGAATCAAGACCTCCATACAGGACAGCAATCACTTAGTCAGTCTGGCCAAGGCGGAAGCCAAGAGAATGTTGGTCAAGCCAACTCTACAGGAGCAGCTTCAGTTGTGGTGGACGAAAAAGTACAATCTGCCTTGGAACCATAATCTGTTTCAGTCTAGTTCAGTAGAAGATCTCCTAGTTGAGTTTTATGTAGATCTGTTTATGGAGATGCCTTCGGAGAAGTATCGTCAAGAAGATGGTACATACCGCATTACTGATTCAGACGACCCATATATTAATAAGTGGGAAGAGGAGATTGCTTCTGGCGCCATTCCTAATATGGAAGAGGCGTTTACTCCTGCCCAGTTGGAGTGGTATAAGAGAATTAGAAAGAAGCAGTCTGTCTTAGTTGACCCAGCTTTTAATAGAAGTTTGAGCCCGTCTAGTACTCAAACTAGACGTGTTTCTTCTACTTCTAAAGGGCCTTCATGGCAGACTTTAGAAGATATGCAGTTTGGTGATGAATAATGCCCCCTAAGTCAGCCGTAACGCCCAAGTTTAATGCTCTTATTAAACAGTTTAAAGAGCTGAGGGAAAAGAGTATGGGCGATGCTCGTACTAACCTTAGGGATTTAACTAAAGTACAAGGTACTACTACTAAAATATATGATGTTCAGGCTAAGGCTGATAAAGCACATACAAAAGCCTTAAAAGAGCAGCTTAAGCTTCAAGAAAAGATGTTTAAGCTTCAGCGTCAAATGATTTCTGATGGAGGGGGGGGCTTGGCTTTATGCCTCGTAGGTGGATGCCTGCTGCCTTAGCTGCGGGAGCTATTTTTAGTTTAGTTGGTGCGATTCGAGGCCAATTTAGTGGGGCTATTGATAAGTACGCGGGTACATTAAAAGCTCGTAGAGGTATTGCAGCTGGTATACCTACAGGTCAAGCTGAGTCATTATATGGACTCGGTGGGGGTATGTTTGCTCCTGAAGAGGTCTTACAGCAAGCTCGTCCACTTACTCGGGCTGTAGGTGTTAGAGGGCAACAGTTTCCTAAAGCTGCTTTAAACACTATCTTAACTTCTGTTGTGGAGGATATGATAGAATTCCCACAAGCTCAGGGTTTTATGAAAACTTTAGTTCAGGCTGGTGTTCCCACACAACAGTTTGTGTCTGAGGGTGGACAGGGTATTCGTATATACAAAAAGGTTACAACTGATGCTTTTGCTTCTGGTTTAGAGAAGGGTCGTTTTGGGGAGCATCTTGAAAACGTAGATATGATTGCCCAGTCTATAGGGCAAGCACAACCAGGGCGCATTGATGCAGCTGCTATTTCTAGTTTATTAGCTGAGCTAGGAGCCATTGGTCCTGGATTTAGAGGAGAGCGTGGTAGGGGTACTTTGGCTACTTTGCAGCAGGGCTTTATGACTGCGGCGATGGGTGGTGGAGACCCTGCGGCGCGTGCTTTAATGCTTCAATCTCAGGGTTTTGGCATGCCCGGGGCGGGTCGAGTTAGTTTTTTTGAGGCTATTCGAGGACTTGAGGAAGGTTTAACAGCGGATAATTTAAAGAAAGCTTTAGACGTTTCTATCCGTGCTGGAGGTATCAGTGCGGGTGAGAATCCTGCTGAATATGCTGGGTTTATTCTAAAAAATATGTTTAAAGGACTGTCACAGACTAGGTCCGAAGCTTTGTTAGAAGCTTTTATGGCGGGCGGAGCTGATTTAGAGAAAAACCCAGCATTGCGTAAGCAGTTGAAGCTTGCTCAGGAAGAAACAAAGCCTTTAGATAAACAGACTGTAGAGGAGTTACAAACTAGTAATCAAATTAACAGAGAGTTAATTGGGCAAGGAAAAGAGCTTTTTAAAGTATCTCAGGATATTAGACACGAGTTGGTGAGCTTAATTGGTCAGCTTTTGCCTGTGGCTAAGGATATATTACTAGCGGTTAAGGATTTGGTTAGATTGGTTAGTAAGGCTGTTGAAGCTTTTAAGAGTTCTTTTACGGCTGAGGAATTTGCTGAAACTCAGGTTGAAAAAATTAGAGCTGTTTCAGATCCTGATGAACAGATGAAGTTACTGAAAGGTAATTTAGAAGCAGCTCGATTGGCTTTTAAGAGTGATGCGCCATTAAAGGATCGCAATGATTGGATTGGCAATATTGCTAAGGGTTTACGTAGTAAGGCTAATGCCGATATACAAAAGTTAACTCTTACTCCTGGTATGGAGATGCCCATGAGGGTTTCCGACCAAGAGAAAATAAAGCAGCAGCATTTACAATCGTCTTATGATGAGTTTGTGAAGATTATCAATGAGGATTTAAAACAGCTTGAGGAATTTAAAAAGAACAAAGATAAAGCTGACCAAGATGCGAAAAGAATGGAAAGAGAGGATAGGCAACGACGAGAGCGGGAGAAGACAGAGCAGCAGTCTCGTAGAGAGGACACTATTAAAGATACTCTTAAAGCAGAACTAGGAGATAGAGCTGCTAGTATGATTACGAGTGCGAAGAGTTCTGGGATTCCTACTCCTCATGTAGCTTCACGAAGTAAGCCTGTTTAATATTATATGTCGGTTATTGACCCAAAGTCTAGTGATACAGCTGTTAAGGCTGCGGGAAGGTCTAGAAAATACAGGACTACCTGTAAGGTTTTAATACATTCTCATGAGCCGGAAATTATTCGTGGTGATGGGAATCCTGGGATTTATGACATTTCCCAGGATGTATTTTCACTTACTTTGACTAAGAATATTAAGGGTGTGGGGCAAGCTTTAATTAGTGCTGTTGCTAATATCAATTATTTAAATCATTTAGGACCCAATGATTATATTAATGTTTATTTGAATATTAATGATGGTAATGGATGGATTCGTACTTTTTTCGGTATGATTGATCGTATTGAAGAAAGTTATGTAGTTCAAGAAGACGGGATTCCCCAAACACAGTATGTGCTTTATTGCACGGACTTTCAAAAAGCTTTTGAAGTTACCCAGGTCTATTTTAATCCTCATTTATTGAGCCGCCAAGATTTTGGTGGTGAACAGTTTGGTGTTACTAACGTTGGTGGAATTTCTTTATTGACTAAAGGTATTAGGTCCTGGGGTAATCCTGCTAGTATTGTAAAAAGTATTCTTACGTTATTGTTTGGGTTTGGGACTCAATTTGCGTTGCCTGATACTTACAAAACAACTGTTGCCAGTGAAACTATTATTAAAAGGTATTTAAATAGGCGGCGAGAATTTGTTGTTAAGTCATTAGGTAATTTATCATTAGATTCTATTAATGATTTCGAGTCGTTAAAACAGTTATCCCTGGATTTAAAGAGACAAGCTGAAGGCATAGCTGACCAATTAGCTACAGCCACAGATTCTGAATTCCGTAGTCTTTTAATTAATGAAGGAAATTTGACTCCAGGTGATTTACAAAGGTTTGGTGGTATTTTAAAGGACCCGAGTAAGAGGTCACAGACTTCTAATATCATTTATAATAGTTTGTTAAAGGATCAGTTTGGTTTTAAACAAAAGAAGTATAGAGAATCCGATGTTTCACTGGTGGGCGTGTTTGATGCGATCCAAAGTAATACATTGGGATTATTAGATGTTATAAATATCTTTGATTTTATTGAGGAAGATGCTATTGATGGCTTTATTGTTGATGCAGTGATTTGGTCTAGTACTGGTTCTGTAGGTACTATTCTTAGAAATTGGTCTAATGATATTGTAAATGAGTTGTTTTTTGATTTAAGGCCAATGTCTCCTTTTATCAATTCGCCGTTTGATGATTTTTCTACAGAAGAGAATAATGCTTCAGTTTCTAGAGGAGACCCCACACAATTGGGTAATGCGGATATAGTTGATTTTTCTTCTTATTCGAGAGAGCCGGATGAGATTAGAGGCAATATTGATGAATTAGGTATAGATGGGAATGGTATTCAGTTCATGCCTACTGTGGTGATGAGAGAGTATCCTTTTGGTACTATTCCGGAAATAGACCCTACTGAAATACAGACTATGCCTGATAATGTTAATTTGACTGAACAAGAATTGTCATTAATTAGCAAGACTCAGGTGGGGGCTATATTTAGTGATGGGCCCAATGTACGTGGTAGACATGAGATTTTAGTTAATACTATTAATGTGGCTAGACTAGCAACCGGGCAGTCTACTAAAGCCAGAAAAATTTTAGATGTCGCAGTTATTAATTCTCATGACATAACTCACACTAAATTTAGTAAGAGTGATAGAGACCATTTTAATTTGTTTGAGGTAGAGTCTCAGCAGTTAGAGACTCAGGGCGTAAAGAATATTATGAGGGAGCTAACTCCTATTATTACGCCTATTCATGTAATGCGACATGGTTTGAGATTGAGGTCTTTAGCTTCTAAGTTTGCTGCGTTCCCATTAGATTATGCTGCTGCGATTGATAGGGCCGTAGCTGGAGAAAACTCTACTAGTGGAGTTTCCACAGAATCTGCTATAGAGGAGAATTTAGCTAGAGAGACGGAAGCACCAGGAATTGCTACACAATTTTTTGATCTACAGCAGGTGTCTATTGGTGATGTTGTGCCTCCTGTTGATATAAATCCTGATCCTTCAAATCCTATTGGGAGGATTACTAGTGGTTATGGATATCGTCGCCGTGGGACGGAGTTTATTTTTCACCACGGTGTAGATATTAAAGGAGATGTAGGAACACCTGTTCGTGCAATAATGAATGGTGTAGTGGTCGGTTCTACACCTAATGGGGTCTTATCAAATTATGGTGAGACGATTATTATTATGCATGTTTCACCGGAAGGTGAAAGAGTGTTTACACAATACTCTCATTTGTCTAAGAGGTTAGTAGGCCAGAATAATACGTCTCCGTACCGTCGAGATGGATTTTCGGCAGATTTAATGGCAGGAGGTCAGTTTAAACCTGTGTCTGTCAGTAGAGGTCAAGTGATTGGGTCAGTTGGAACTACTCAATTACCAAAACCTAGTTTTTCTCCTCCAAGAGCCCATTTACATTTTGAAATTCTTACGGGTGCTGGAGGGGTGGTATATCCTGCTTCTAAGGGTGTGGGTAATGAGAAAGTACCTCCTAATATTCCTGTGGAAGACCCACCACAAGCCACTCCTATTGGTACAACCCCTAATTCTTTGGATCCTCGTGTAAAGTTTGCTGATTGGGGCAGTAGTCTATCTCTGTCAGGTGCAATTAGTAGTGACTTAGTTATCTCTGATCAAGAAGACGATACAGACGATGACCGACTATTTGTGAGGTCGGTGCAAGATCAGTCTGTGTTAGATCAAAAAGCAGCTAATAAAAAAGTTAGTAGTTCCCCATCTAGAACGGACTCTACGAATCACCGAAGACAGTTACTGCGTTGGACACTATTACAAGATCACTGGTACCAGCATAATTTAGAATATTTATCAGGTACTATCCAAATGAGAGGTGCTCCTGAAATACGTGTTGGGTATAGATTAGATATCCTAGACCGTGAGATGAGTTTTTACGTAGAAGGGGTTAATCATACTTGGACATTTCCTAATCAGTTGATCACTACTCTAAATGTGTCTCGTGGTCAGCCTAATAATCCATATCCTATTTATGTAATGCCGGGCACTCCTATTTTTGTAGGAGACACTAATGTTGAAAATCAGAGAAAGTTGGGGGGCCGTTTAAGTAAGTTTGCTATCATTCCTGATCCGCCAGCGGTTAATAGGTCAATTGTATTTAGGACCGCAGGAGGGTACCAGATAGCAGAGAAACGTAGTACTGGTGGTATTGTGGGAACGAATTCGAATATTACGGATATTTTGGATAATGATGATGTTCCTAATTTTTCTGGTAAGGCTGAATTCGATTCAGAAAATTATCAAGAATATATTATTAGGCCATCGGTGATAGGTAGCAGAGATTTTGATACTTCTATTGAGTTTGATAAGTTTATTGGAGATACTATAGCTGGGCTAGACCAAGTTACTGGTCTGGATAGACAAGGTCCTATTAATGAGGATGTTAAGCAATTTGAAAGTAGCAAAATTCCTAGAAAGTTTTTTAATGATTAATGTCAGGTGAACGTAACATAATATTCCCCGATGGGGAGGTAGTTGCTTCGTCTATTACGATGGACGAAAGTGATTACCGTTTAAATAATCTAAGTGGGTGTTACTTAGGGGTGATTCTGTCTGTTTATGAGGCGGACAGGTCTAGAAATATACTTTCTTCTAGATATACGGACCGCCGTAGTTATTTGCACACAGCGGACGTGTTGCTTATTAATGATGGGTATAACAACACTCCTAGTGTGATACCGCAAGTAGCTATCTTGCCAGTCGGTCCATCTGGTATTGACAACTACATAGAGTCGTTGCCTAGGGGTAGTTCGGTATATATAGGTTCTGAATCTTTTGATATTAGTGTGAGAGAAGGAGATCCATTTGATTTAGATGGAGATTGGTGTGTTGTCAGTTTTATAGGAGGGAATGTTAATATTCCCTATGTGTCAAACTGGTGGCCTAATCCTCGAAATGTTTATGATCCACAGACTAGTGGACAGGGAAATCCTGATTCTCAAGGTAGTGGTACCACTCTGGGACAGTCAGGTAGACACTTTTCTCGTAGTAATGGAGTTGAACATGTTATTACTGCTTCTGGAGATGTCTATTTTTCCACATATTTTGCGGGTAGTTATTTAGATACTCAAGCTGATCCTTTGCATGGTAGATTTGGTAGGCAACTAGCCACTGATGGTGGGGGTGTTAGAGTTACTATAAAGCCCACACAACCCTTGGAGCTGACGTGGAATGACCAAGAAGATGGTATTGGGTTGAACAATACCCATGACCCTCAACTTCCTCAGACTAATCCACCACCTGTACAGCCGTTTGCTCAGCAGCCTATAACTAATACTTATATACGTATTACCTCTGGAGGAGCTAGTTTATCAATTCCTAATCTCTTTTCTACAATTACACGGGATATCTATTTGGAGGCTTCTAGAGATTTTGATATAATAGTAGGACAACGTTTAGGTATAAATGTTTCTGATTTTATGGAACTTTCTGTAGTCAATAACATGACTACAACTATTTCTTCTGGTGATTATAACCTAACTGTAGATAATGGTAATATAGAAATAGAAGCTACTGAAGGTCAAGCAAGTTTAACAACTAATGATTCTTTAACTTTAATTTCTCAAACAGATGACATAATACTGACAGCTGAACAACAGAATATCACTCTTACTGCTCAACAATCAATTGATCTATTTTCACAATCCACCATTAATCTTTCAGCTGTTGGTGCTATGTCTTTATCCGCTCAAAGTTTTAGTATGATTCCTTCGTCTGTTGGCACAGGCGCGTTAGGATTAGGTGCGGGTGACCAAGAACCAGTTTTATTAGGAGAGACTTATACTAATGCTGAGGCGGAGTTTTTATTAGCTTTAAATGTGTGGGCTAGTGCTGTCTCTTCTGCTATTGGTGGAACATTTACTACGGTTCCTCCGGCTACTACTACATTTTTAGATGCCCTTAATACATTTTTATCGGGGTTGTCTGAGTCTTTTTCTACGGATGTTACGGTGTCATAATGGTTCTTAATTCAGCATTAGGTGTTTTAGGGGGAAATAGGGAAGCTAAGCTGGAACAAGCTGTGATTCCCACGGCTTTATTTTCCCAAGCATTTGCCTATGCTGTGAATGGGGAAATATTAACTACTACTATTAAGAGGCTTTATTCTTTGGCTTTATGGGAGCTAGAAGAGGGCCGTGTTCTGCCTATTGATGATTTAGATACTCATAACGGTACAGATGGCACGTCTAAAGCTGTTAAAGCAGAATTCTTCTTTACAGTACCTCCTAAGATTCATGAGGTTGGAGAGCCATATGCAACTCGTATTGTACCAACACAAAACGGTGGTAAGTATGTTGAATCGCATGGTGTGTTAATTCGGGAGATTAGGTTACAGGGTACAACTGGTCTGCGACCTAATAAGCCATTATCCCCTGGAACTGCTTTTGCGTCTAGATTAGGTCCTTTAGCTGGTCCGGCTAATTCTTTAGTTGGTCCAATTATTAATAGAGGTGATAGGCTAGTTGAAACAGCTACGGGATTAGCAGACTCAGCAGTGGAGTTATTTACTGGTAATGCGTCACAAGACCGAGACTTGCGGGATAAGTCTGAGAGAACTGGCTGGGATGACATGATGTTTCTACGAAATATTTTTCGTAGATATTCTGATATTCAGAAATCTAATGAGAATTCCTCTAATGTAGTGATGGTGTGGAGGAATGCTAAAGATTCAGAATACTGGGTAGTGGAGCCAAAGGAGTTTAAGTTATTACAGAGTTCTACTTCTCCTTTGACATATCAGTATGTGATTACACTTAGTACTATTTCTAGGTTAGACCTAACTGTTGATATGGGTGAAGATCCTTTACAGTCTATCAGAGCTGGCCAGAAGTTTTTGTCGAGATTACAGAAAGCCAATAAAGAGATTGTTAATACATTTTCAGTGGTTTCTACTCAGCTTAATCGTCTGGAATCAGCTGGTATATTTGCTAAGAACTTATTGAGTACGTCTTATAAGAATGTTTTAGATGCTAATAAAGCTGTGATTTCCACGGCTAATAATTTTAAGCCTGCTTTAGTTGGTGCGTGGCAATCTCTGAAAGCTGAGCAAGAAAGGGCATACCATATTGCTTCGGCAAAGTTTGCTTCGACGACTATAGATCCTACACAACCCATAGGATCTGTGTCTCCTATTACAGCTCCTGGAAGTGCTGATGATATTATTTTCTGGTCTGACTCTTCTAATTCGTTTTTAAAAGCTCTGAGGGCTGCTACTAGAGTTTTAACTGAGCCTTCTCTCCATAACTCTGTACAGAATCAAACTGATGACCGTCGAAATAGAGCCTTAGGGTCATACCGGTCAGGTATTGTGTCTGGGACTGTAGCTGGTACTGGGCCCGATACAGGAGGCTCTAGGGGGTTTTTGGGTAATCAAAGTTACGGTGGGGCTTTGTCTAGGGCTGAAATATGGACTAATGACGATATTAAATCTTTGGCTAAGAGGTTATTAGGTAGTCGGGATCAGTGGCATATTTTAGTTATTATTAATGATTTACGAGCCCCTTATATTAGTTCTGCTGGTGGAGATGGTGTGCTTAGGCCGGGTGATTTTATTTTGTATCCTTCTAAGGAGCGAGGTGGGGTTTCGGCATCTAATCTAAATGAGACTGATTTAGAGAAAGATCAAAAGGGCCAGAATATTGACACGGCTGTTGAACGGGCATATGGCCGAGATTTGAGACTGTCTTTAAATTCGAAGAATAAGTCTGATATTTTTATTAGTGAAGGGGATTTTGGAACTATTGTTGGTATCCCAAATGTGAAGCAGGGTATTCGATTAAAGCTAGCAACTGAACAAGGTGAACTAACTGTTCATCCAAAATATGGTTTAAGGGTTCCAATAGGCACTAAAGCAGAGACTTCTTCGTTTAATGAGTTTATTATTAATGTTCATGCTACCTTGGCAAGCGATGTACGTATTAAGTCGGTAAAGAGTTTAGATTTATTGTCTCGTGGGGATATTGTAAGTGTAGCAGCTGAGTTGATATTACGAGATGTTGCTGATCCGGTTTCAGTTGCTGCTGCAATTAGGAGTTTGTAATGGTATTTACCCCGAGAACATTTCCGGAAATCTTGAACGACATGGTAGCGTACGTTCAAGCCAATACTGAACTAAGTGATTTTTCTCCTGGTTCGTTGATTAGGACTATTTTAGAAGCTGCTTCTCTGGAGGATGATGAACAATACTTCCAGATGATTCAGCTTTTGAATATGTTCGCTATTGCTTCTTCTAGTGGCGCGGATCTCGACCGTAGGTTAGCCGAGTATAATATATATAGACTGCCCGCTAAAACGGCGTTTGGTAGAGTTCGTTTTTCTAATACTTTATTAATTACAGATAATGTGGCGTTAGATGCTGTGGCTGGTGCTACTTCGGTCACTCTATTTGACACAACTGGTTTCCCTACATCTGGATACCCATATACTATTCGTATTGGTGAAGAAGGACTTAGTGTTCAAGATGTGGATGTGACAAATAATGATACTGCGTCAGCCACATTCACACTTAGTGGTACCACAACTCTTGTTTCAGATATTGCGGTTGGGGATAGAGTGTCTCTAGTAACTGGTGGGACAACTAAATTGATTGCCATTGGTACGGAAGTAGAGGCGCCAGCGACCGTTAGTTCTGCGGTTAAAAAGTATGTAACTCAAGAGCCTGCTACTATTGAAGCTGGTAACTTCTTTTCTAATTCTGTATTAGTGAAAGCAAATAATGCAGGACCCACAGGCAATACTGGTGTAAACACGGTTACTAAATTTACAGGTGGAGACCCCTTTGTTGGAGCGGGTGTAACAAATATTACAGCTATTGAAGGTGGTGAGAGAACCGAGTCGGATAAGTTGTTTAGAGAAAGAGGTCTACAACAGCTGCAATCTCTCTCTAGGGGAACTCCGTTGGCTATTAAGTCAGGTGCCACTGGTGTTGAAGACCCCTCTACTGGGCAACGTGTGACCTCAGCTAATTTGCTTGAGGATTTTGTTGAGGATTTGGTTAAAGTTTTTATTGATGATGGTACTGGTTTTACTCCGGATAGTGCATCTAGAGGCGTTAATAATCTAAATACTGCTGCAACTGGAGGCTCTACAGATGTGTTAGAGGTGGATGATGGGTCTTCTTTCAGCTCTTTTGGGTCGGTTTTGTTGTTGAACACTGTGGGTGACCCAACGGTAGATACTGAGCTAGTAACTGTCATTAGTAAAAATAATGTGTTTCTTACTTTAGATGCTGCGGTGGCGAATAGTCATGTGGTGGATTCGCAGGTCTTAGAGGTTGATGTCCTAACTTTGTCAGCGGAAACGGGGCAACGTAGGTTTAGAATCCAGAATATGCCAGTTATTTTTAATACTGAGCGTATTCTTATTAAACGTCCTGTAGAAAACTGGCAAGAACTGACAAGAGACACAGACTATATTATCAATTATGGTTTAGGCGAAATACAAATTATAGATGTTGGTGGCTTACCAGAAGGTACAATAGTGGTGGCCCACTATCAGTACTACACAAACCTGATTGCTCAGGTTCAGAAAGTATTAGAAGGTGATTTAGATGACCCGATTAACTTCCCTGGTATTAAAGCAGCCGGTATCACTTTACGAGTAGAAGCTTCAGTTCCTAAGCGTATTAATGTTCGTATGACGATAAGCGCAGAGGAAGGATTCCTGGAGACTGATTTACGAGACCCGGTTCGTAGAGCGGTTGAGGATTATATTAATAGTTTGACCCTCGGTGAAGAGGTTATTGTTAGTAAGTTTATTGATGTAGCATATGATGTTGTGGGGGTGAAAAATGCAATTGTTCAGGAGCCCACGGCTAGTACTGTTGTTACTCTAGAAAATGAATTACCTGTGGCATTCGACGTTAATGGTAATTCTACTGTGATTGTTACCTAATGAGTACAGAAAAAACACAAAGCCAAATTAAAGAAGTCCGGGACCAAATGTCTTTGGACTTCTCGGATGGTCGATATTTAAATACTATTTCAACAAATTTAGGTATTGCTCGTCCTCGTATTGGTTTGTCTGATTCTGAATGGCGGGCGATTGTTAAAGCTATCGCTTTGCATTATAAGCAGGTTAGAACTGCTTTTGCAGCGGTGTTGTCTATATTTTTTGGCCCTCGTATTACCGTGGGAACAGCATTATCCCAAGACGCTGTAGTGGGCGATACTAGCATTTTTGTACTTGATACTAGGGAATTTCCGCAAGTTGGCACTATTGTTATAGACGAAGGATTAGGAACTGAGGAAACAGTTGAATATTGTTATATAGACCGCACCACTGGTGAAATGTTTTTGGAGACTGCGTTAACCCAGAATCATACAGCTCTTTTAAGTGATGCGGAGACAAATCTATTGTTTGATGTTCCTAATGGGTCTAATTCTCTTATTGTCGAGGATATTAGTCAGTTTCCAGATTTATCCCCTTTTGTAAATTATCCTATTATTGTGGGCGCTGGAACTGTCAATGAAGAAGTATTAACTGTTAGTGCTGTTGACCACGAAAATCTTACCCTTACTACATCGGCCATAAATAACACTAGACTAAGTGCTTTGCCTTCGTCAATTAGAACTACTGTTGCAAGAGATTATAGTACTATAACTACTCCCACTGTTTTAACTAATAACTCTTCTTTACTACTAACTGTGGCGGATGCATCCCAGTTTCCAGAAACAGGAACGGTAATATTGAGTGCCTTGGGGCCTAAAACTATAAGCGCTTCTGTGTTTACGGCGAATGGTGGGTCTACTTCTACTATTACAGTTCCGACTATATCGGCTCCTGATTTACCAATATTAGCCAATGAAACTCATGCGGGGCATCGAGTTGTATTTGAGCCTGATACTACCACAGCCGCCTTGCGTAACATAGAAGTTACGGTTTTGACCAATACCGAGACTAGTATCACATTGGTGGAGACTTTACCTGCGGCGGTGGTTTCTGGGGATACGTTTAAAATACGCCCCGTTGTTAGTTATTTTAATGTAGACTATGACACTAATGTTCTTTCTTTAAATAAAGTTATTACGGATGTTTTGATTGAAGATCAGTTGGCGGTACATACAGATACGGCAGCTGCTGGTTCTGATAGTCTAAATATAGTTTTAACTACTGGTGGATTAACGGCAAATGAGTTTAGGGGCTATGTTGTTCAGGTTGGCACAGAACAATCAGTGATTTCTAGCCACTCTTCCCCTGCAGATACTCTAGTGTTGAGTACGGCTTTGATGGATGCTACTCCAGCTGGGTCTACCGTTATTATTTATGAGTCTGTAGATGTAGAGCTTTTGTCTTTTAGGGAAACGGTTCATGTAGGACAGGTAAAATCAGTAGGGACAGGCTGGGATATTTTTCAGACTGACCCCCTTATTATAGATGTTCAGATACCTGAAGATTTAGTAGAAGAAAGAGATTCTCGTAGTGGTGGGTATATACACACAACTTATGATTCTACTATTCCTAATACTACTTTAGCTTCTGGTGTTACCGCTGGTGATTCATTTTTCTTGGTGTCGGATCCTACTGATTTTCCTATTGTGGGGGTAGCTATTCTAGATGCGGGTGGCGGTAATCAGGAAAATGTTGCTTATTTCAATCCGAGAAGTGTTACTACTGATTTTAATGCTTCTGGGTCTACTACATTAGTTGTAGAAAATAGTTCGCTATTCGGAAATTCCGGGTCTATCATTTTAGCTGAAAATACAGCGATACAAGAAACCGTTACCATTTCAGATAATAATGAGGGTACTAATACTCTCACTGTCAGTTCTCTTACTAATACGCATTATACTGGTACATTAGTTCGGTCTGTACAGTTTAATGTTCCAAATAGTACGTTGGCTAACACTCATAGTGGTGGTACTTCGGTTGATTTGTATCAACCCTTTCATTTAAATAGTTCTTTACCTTTTAATCTAATCCCGCCTTTTGGGACGTTAACACAGGGATTGGACGGTAATGCGCATCTTATAGATGATGTGTTTTATGGTCCTTATATGTATCGTAATAGTGGATCTATGAACCCGGAGGTACTGATCAATGCCCCAGCTTTTGGTACTGGATCCACTACTCTGTCTGAATTATTACCAGGTCCTACTAGGATGGCCATAGATCAGCAAGTAGGGTCCATCACATTAGAAGTAGAGAATGCCACTGCGTTTGATCTAACTAATTTTCCATATTCAGTACGTGTAGGTGCTGGGACTGGGAATTTGGAGACGGTATCAGTTGCTGATATTTCATTGAAGCAGCGAACGTCAACATCTGTGAGTGTCGCAACTGCGGGGTCTTCGGTAATTACAACTACTGGATTATTAGATACCTCTTCGGGTATTAGTAATGGTATTGCAGATTCCTTTCCAGTTTCTACTGATTATATGGGGTATCGTATTGTGATAGATAAAGATGGCTCTAATGAAGAAGTTGCCTATGTGGTGTCCGCAGCTGGATCTGATCTGACATTAGAAAGCCCACTAGTAAGTACGCATGTTTCGGGAGAGCGTATTTTACTAATGTCCGATGTATTAGTATTATCGTCTGCCACAGCTGATGATCATGAGGGTATTGTAGGTTTGGATGATCGTACGGTACGGTGGCCAGTTTTAGCTTCGTCCGATTTCAACACTGCTGAGAGTGTCTCTCCTTTGCTTTCAGGTATGCTAATAAATGATGTTACTGGGTTTTCTGAAACTGGGGATGATTTTTATTTGAATTTTAGTGGTGTTCTTAAAGATGTAAAAACTTCTATTGTTGGTAATCCTGCAGGCGGTTCGACGTCCATTGTTGTAGATAGTGTTGTTGGGTTGCCAGATTTTTCTATTACAGATTTTATTATTACTATTGCGCCTGGTGCTTTAGTAGAAGAAAATATGCGGGTTATTGGTGTAAATCCGGGTACAAATACTCTTACTTTAGCATCTAGAACATTATTTGATCACACCGATAATACTCCTGTTGTTTTCGAGGCTTCAGGTATGAAGTCTATTGTAAATACACAGGAATTTTTAACTTATAATTCTATCAGTGGGAATACGCTTAGCTTTTCTTTTCCAATTGTGTTACAATTTAATCATAGTCCTGGAGAATCTGCCGTTGTTTCTAAAGTAGACAGCGAGCCAAGGGACAATGGATTCGATTTCCCGTTTATATTGACTCCGGAAGCTAGTTTTAGGGTTGCTACAATTTTGGATTTGGTAAGAGCAGCTGGTGTAAATATCCGATTTAGTTAAAAGGTACAGTAATATATGCCAAAGAAAGTATTAATTCATCCCAATCAAAGAATTGATTTACCTGATTGGACTAGAGCTGCTAATGGGTACACTGCGGATGTTGCGTCGGTTGCTGTGGATAGGCAGATTTTAGATGCTCGTCCGTTGGCTTTAGATGGATTTAGAATTCGGGTTCCGGACCAAACATTAGAGCCTGGGGTAGTCTATATAAAAAATGGTAATGCGTTTGATAGGGAAGGTAAACTTCTTAACGATGAAGACACGGTTGATGAAGAAAAACAAGTAACTTGTACAGGGGCTTCCACAACTTTTTATATTGAGATTGAATATGTTGAGTCCCAGTCTGATGTGGATGCTCGGGTTTTTTGGGATCCTACGGTAGCTAATACGTCCCCAATTCCTGATGGAGAGGAGTTTTCGGATAATGTTACTACTCGCTTGACTCCTTCGTGGAGGCCGGTAAATCCTCCTTCTACAACTGGTTTTGCAGTTGTTACAAATCCTAATAGTAACCGAGTTCCTATCGCAGCTGTAGATACAAACGGGTCTAATGAAATTGATTTAACAGGCATTACTTTAGTCCAGCCTTCCACTGTTACTTTACGGGAGAACGACACTCCCACGATTCTACATGTGGCTGATGCTAGATTATTCTCGTCTGTTACTGGAGAAAATGAGGTTACGTTAACTACTCCGGATACTCCTGCAATACCTACTTCCACTATTATTCGTAACGTAGTTAGTGTAGATAAAGTTAATAATCGTTTAACTTTGAATTCTAGCCCGGGTGCAGTTTTAGCAGGCACTCGTGTACAAGCAACTGGATTAACAGCTGATTTATTATCTGAACGGGTGAGGGCTCTTCGTACCGCTAGTTCTGTGGTATACGATAATGTTGAACGTGTTTTTCAAGGTGACACAGAAGCTGGGGCTGGTTTAATTGTAGATAAAGAAGATCCTACTCTACGTAATGATTTAAATGTTCGTAGTTTAAAGAATTACGTGGATTTTATGGCGGGTCAGTTGAGAGATTTGCGTTGGGGTCACCCTCATCCGCAAATTACATCATATGCGCCTCCGTCTTCATTTAGTGGATACGATAAATTACATTATACCCATAGTGGCGGTATTGCTGGTGCTCGTTTTGCTCATATTAGCGTAGGTGATGGTGTTAATTCGTGGGGCGATTTTAATGGGAATGATGAGACTGAATTACAGCAAGCTTTTGATGCTTTACAAGGTGTTGGGGGTGTCATACATATTAAAAAGGGTACTTATACTATTAATAGCCCAATAGTTATTTCGGAGTCTACATCTATTAAATATGAAATTCTGTTGGACCCTACTACTACGTTAACCACGCCCTTAGATCATACTGACCCTGTTTTTGATTTTCAGGGTCCAGTAAGTATTTATATCAAAGGCTCAAATAGATTCACTAGTCTTATAGGTCATGGAGGTGCGGCTAGTTCCAGCACTATTCTGAATCAAAAAGCCATTGATTTAGATGAAGATGTGGCTTCTTTTTCCATACAGAGTTGTGCCATTGTTGGCTCAGTGTTGATGCCTTCTACAGCGAATTTGGTTCTGTATAGTGAAATTGATTGTGAGCATATTGATCTTAATCTAACTGGTGTGTCTACATCAGCATCAGATACGCCTTTAATAGGCAACTCTACTCCTTCAGATATTAGGCAAGTTTATCTACAAAATACAAAATTTCAATTAGTTGGAGGTTTGGATTCCAGTATTGTTAGGTTTAATGATGTTGATTCTTTAAATGTTTCTAATTGTGAATTATCTATGGGTGGGAATACTCTTCCTTTTCGTATAGATAATATTGCTAGTAATTTATCGATTAAGAATAACACGTTAGTGATGTCTAATTCTACTCAAGGTTGTGGGTTCTTAAAAGCTTCCAGGGTGTTAAATGGTGTTATTTCTGATTTAACTGTTGATACTGGTGGGAATACGTTAACATATGGGGCTACTACCTCTGCTTTTATTGACATCGCTTCATTTTTGAATTTCAGTGTTAAAGATGTAGGTTTTGCTAATTCTAGTGGTGTTTTAGGCTTTCATGATCGGTTTTTTCATTTTGCCACTACTGCGGCCGACCCAGTTACAGTTCATCATAACTTAACGATAGATAATGTAACTCTTAACTTAGGCGGGTCAGCTTTTACAGCTATTACTACAGGTACAATAAACAACATATATAATCTTTCTTTAAAGGATTGTGTTATTGAGAATATGGCATCGGGAGTTAGTTTTCATGTTCCTGGTAGATTAAGTATTAAAGACTGTACTATTGATGGACAGTTGAGTTCTTCGGCTCAACGGGGGGTCGTCTGCGGTAGTCAGGCGGGAGCAGGTACACGACAGATTATTCAAATTGACGATTCTGAAATCCGAAATTTACAGAGTACTACGGCCGGTAAAATTTGTGGGGTGCTAGTTAATGCTGCAACAGGAGAAATAGATCTTCACGTTAAGAATTTGACTATTTCGGATTTGGGAAATTCAGGTACAACTTCTACTAGTCTTTGTGCTGGTATATATCTTGATTCACTTAACGATTATAAGAATGTTATAGTTAAAGACTGTTCTATTAAGGGACTTAAAGCGGCGCCTACTTCTACTATCATAGGAGTGGGTGTTGTGGGTCAGTTTGATTCGGCCACTAAGCCGTTTGTGTCTGTGTGTTCTAATAATATTTCTGATTTAGGTCAGGTAGGAGATTCTGGCTCTGCGTGTTATGGGGTTAGGCTTACTTCGTCTGATTCTGGTACCAATATAGTTTCTAATGTTAAGATAGAAGATAATCAGATTTCAGATTTAAATACTCCTAATAATACGAACACAGCAATTTCTGTGCGAGCGGATACGGTACTGTCTACTAGTGTGGAAGGTAATGTGATTACCAATGTTTTAGGTAGTACTCCTATATCGGAGTCTGGCGGGATTATTGATATTGGTACAAGCGGTTCGTTTATTAGTGTTCGCAGAAATACTATGAATCAGTCTCTTACAGCACGAGGCGGGGCTGGTATTCAATTTATCTCTAATCTTGATACAGATGTGTTCTCACATGTAACTGTGGAAGGTAATAAGATTCATGGGGCCAATGCACTCAATACGAATGGATTAGTACACGGTGTTCATTTAGTTGGGGTGATTGGGTCTACATCGGCTACTACGTTTAACCAGACTGTTATTGAATCGAATACAGTTGAGTTGAATCAGACGGACTACACAATTGTGTCTTCTGGGGTGAGAGTTAATAATATTCAGGGCTTGGGTGTTTCTGTTTGTAGAAACATTGTTAATGAAACTGCTTTTAATCAAGGTAGGCAGGGTGTCTTTGTAAGCGGGCCTATTATTGGTGGTGAGAAAAAGTTGGTATTGGTTAAAGTCGATGGGAATACTGATGTGAGTATTTTGATTGCTACATCAGAAAGTGGAGTGGCTGAGGGTAATGTTATTAGGCCAAGTGCAGGTGCTGTGTCTATGGATATTGTTTCTTCTGTGAATACCTTAGCAATGGGTAATGTGTTGGGTAACTCTGCGGAGACTGGCGGTGTTAACGGACATGATCGAACCGACCGAGTTGTGGCGATAGCAGGAACACCAACACAGGTCTCAGATACGCAGGCGGCTGGTGCTGATAATCATTATTTGAATATAGTATAAAGGTAATTTTATGGGTATTATTAAACCTTGGTCTTCTAATTATCCTACGTCTCTGGATAACACGACCACAAATTTTACAACCTTAGTTGATACCGCGGATGATGTTATTGCTTCTCATCCTAATTCCTTGGCCGGCGCTGTTATTGTTCTGGAGCAAGAGAATATTGGTTACAAGGATAATGTGGTTGTGACTGCTGCGTCTAATGAAGTTGAAACACAATTGCAGGTGGAAAGGGTTATTGGAAGTATTTTGTTTGACGGTGGGGATTTAGCTCACTTAATTCCACATTTACGTTTTATAGGGATTTATAACACAAATTCAGGTTCAGGAAACGCCAGAGTGCGCATGTATGATATGGGCGCTCCTGGTACTCCATTATTGCCACCACAGTTAAGGTCCACGGTTTCTATTGCTGATTCCGATGATGGAAATATCATTAAAGCCCAGCAAGTATTGACTTTATCAGGTTCGCCTGGAGTTGGGTTGAACCAAATTCATAGTTCTCTCAGAGTGTATGAGTTTCGATTAATTTTGGATACTGCTACTTCAGGGGCAGATATGATTGTTCATTGGGCTGGGTTGGCATTGGGTGTGACCCAATAGGGGAATAAATGGCTACATACACTAATAGAGTACACGACACTGTAGCAAGTGCTTTTGTGAGGTGGGATACCTCAACTCCTGATACAGGAGGTTCGTCGTACCCAGGTCCGGGTACGTTTGGAGTTGATACCTCAGATTTTACTGTTGAAAAGGTTATAGATACCGCAGGAGTTACTGATCATGGTGCGTTGACTGGTTTAACTGACGATGATCATAGTGTTTATGCGTTGTTAGCAGGCCGTGCAGGCGGACAGATTTTGATCGGAGGCACAGCTGCAGGTGATGATTTAAGTCTTAGAGCTTCCACAGATATAGCTCCTGGGGATATTATTTTACTGGATCGATTGGATGTCAATAGCAATAATGTCATTAATGTTGCGGATATCACAACTGTAGCCAGCTCTACACAAGCTCTACAAGACGTGACGGCTGTTTCTGTGAGTGCTACAGACGCCACTACTGCTCCTATTAGTGCTACACAAACTACAGATGATTCGTCCCCTGTTGTTGGGTTGACGAATTCGGGTACAAACTCGGGGTCTACTAACATATTTTTAGGGTCTCAAGATCCATTAAATAATATTGTTGCGGATGCTGGTGATTTATATATTAGAGATAGTGGGGCTTCTTCATCTTTGTTTGTTAAAACCTCTGATGGTGTGAGTACTGGTTGGGTAGACCTATCTACCAGTGGAGGAACTCCTGCTGGGTCTGATACAGAGATTCAGTTTAATAACTCTGGTGCTTTTGGAGCTAGTGCTAATCTCACATGGGATGGCTCAATATTAGACGTTACTGGAACGGTTAGAAGTAGTGTACAATTGTCTGTTACTGG